AAATCCATGAAGGAACTGAAATACGTTAAGTATGAGGATGTCCAGATCAACCCAAATAAGGAAGAGGGGATAGGATAATGTGGACACCGAGAACACAAGCCGTCAAAGATGGAGAGCAGCCGTTCGCTTGGGGTGTTGAATCGGTCTATCAATGTACATGGTTCTGCTACTATGAAGCCTTATGGCATGGGATGTCCGCTCCTTGCTACTGGGATAGAGCAACGAAGTCAGGATCATACACCAATGCCAAAGAATGGCTGAAGGAATACAGAGAACCTTGGATGCCGATCACAGATCCAAGCTACAAACCAGTCCAAGGCGATATCCTGGTCTATGATGGGGAGTACGGTCATGTCATTTTTATGGAGACCGATCTTCTTACGGCAGAGTACAGAAACGGAGATCCCAATTCGTTTAGAAACGCCAAAATAGGCGATTACAACGGCAAACTGTTGGGTGTGCTTCATTATCCATACCAACCGGTAAATACCGTAGAACGAAACGAAAACGTAAACCAGATCGAAACTACGGATGAATCATTGAGGATAAGGACAGAGCCGAGTTTAGAGGGCGAAGTTGTCGGTCACGTTCAGTTAGGCTATTACAATGTTTTAGATCAAAAAGAGAACGATGGGTACACTTGGTATGAGATAGAAAAAGACAGATGGTGTGCAAACATTACCGTCAATTATCTGCCGAGCAGCGACACCGATTTCATCCGGCAGTTGGAGAAGTTCCTGAACGATACCAAAGCCAAAATAAACACATTAGAAAGCGAGAACAAGAATATGAGAGAAGATTACAAGCAGATTAAAAACATCGCAGAGAGGTGGCTTTAAATGAGTCAGGAAACGATCCTCGCCGTCATCTGTGCAGTATTAGGAAGCGGTTTGATCCAATTCCTTATCACACGGCATGACAACAACAAGGCGAACCCAATCGAGAAGAAGATCGACAAGATCCTTGAAGAGCAAAAGAAAACGGAGAAGGACAATCTCCGCACCCAGTTACTGGTGATGATGAACATGATGCCAAACAATCACGAAGAGATCATGACTCTGGCAGAGCGTTACTTTAAGGAACTGAAAGGGGATTGGTTCTATTCTTCTCTCTTCAGTAAATGGCTGAAAGACAACAATGTTGAAAAGCCGTTGTGGTTTGAGAAGTAGTAAAATATTAGAGAAGGAGAGTAGTGAGTAGAGACCCTATTCTCTTGCCAGTTTGAGCAGAGCCGTTTCCTCTGCTTTTTATTTTGGAGCTATCGCAAGTGCGACGTCGGCTTGTGATATTCTCCTGTTTTGTGGGATGCTTCGGCATCCCTTTTTTTGTTATAATAATGATGGTCACCGAACCATTGCATAGTGGTGTAGGCGATGAGCGATGTGTTCACAAGGACAAACCTAGGTAAAACCTTTGCACAATCGCAAGGCGAGAGATCGCCTTTTTATTTTGATATAATAGTTATGTCCAAAACTTCATGGTGTTCGTAGGTGAACACAAAAAAAGTAGCGATCCGCATCCGCTACTTTTTTTCTTTCATATAATCTCGTATAAGGCGTTTTATAAAGCCGTTCACGTTGGTTTGGCTTTCAAGAAAGTCCAATATGTCCGCATCGGTTTCCTTGTGTAGAGCGAGGTTTATCCGCCTTATATTCTGCTTCTGGTATTTGATGTCATAGTCTTTCTTGCTCATGCTACATTCCTTTCCTTTTCCAGTAGTGTCTCCCATGTTGGGAACAGATCCTTTGTCTTACGTTTTAACATGACCGCTCTATCGTTTCTCATGTATTCATCGTAAACGTATTTTGCGATGCAATGCATCCAGCTTGTGCCGTCTTCGAAGTAAACGTAATAGAGGTAGTCATCGATCTTGTCATGTGTCCACCACCTCTCTTCATAGAGAACTTCTTCACGATCTGCGATGATCTTCTTAACTGCATCGAGGTCGGCTGCGCTAATGTTGGCGAGGTAGTCAAAAATCTGTTCCTGTGTCATGATAATCTCCTTCTTATGGTAAGATAGGAGCGAAGGGGAGTCGCATTCTCTTCGCTCCGGCATCGGTCATTTGCGAGATGATCGGTGCTTTTTAATTTCTTCTTTTTGTAGCGAGTTTGATAAACTCGATGGCTTCGGTGATGCTCTTGCATGGGATTGATTCGTAATCTAATGAACTGTAACAATCATCCAACGTGAGCAAGTATTTGCATCCGTCAATCAGGTCATTCTCTGGTGAGAAATCGTAGATGCGATCCCAATACTTCTTCGGAAGTCTTCTCAATAGTTTCTGCCATAGGTAACCTTTAGGGGTTAACTTTGTGTCTGTGGTTTTGATAAGTTCTAATACATCAGTAGTGAATCTCATGTGGTTTCCTTTCTAGTTATTGAAGATATAACAAGCATCGTTTAAGATCTTGAACTTGATGTTCGACTTCGTTTCATCGTAGTAGCAAGAATGATCGAGAATGTCTTGTGCGATCCATTCAAGGGATTCTTCGCTTAATTCACGATGCTCATCAACGTAAGCAAGCAGATTGGAATATTCGTCATTCGTTCCATTTGTGTAATACTGTTCACGGATGCAAAGGCTTCTAATCTGGTCGGAATCTGTTCTAACGGTTAAGTTTAAGTTTGTCATGTTTTTTTCTCCTTTTCTCTACATAAATAATTCTACTATGCACATAGTATGAAAGTCAACAAGAAATGTAAATTTTTTTTGACATCTTTAATATAGGGGAGTAAGATGAAAATAAAGAAAGGGGTGATGTAATCAACATCAAGGAAATAAGGGAACAATTAAAAGTCTCTTCCGATGAGTTTGCATCAATGATCGGTATCACTCGCCAATCGCTCTGGAACAAGGAACAAGGCATATCTGCTTGGACATTGCCGGAGCTGATACGAATGAGTGAGATCATGCAGCAGAACGGCATCGAAGAGCAACTGACAGTTTCCCATAGTGGCGATTTGTATATCGTCTGTATCAAAAAGTTAAACGAAGAGTAATCTTATTTCGCATAATGTATGATACAAACGAAAAAATCGCCACCCAAGGGAAGGGTGGCTTTTTATTTATTTACTACATTATAGCATCTGCCTTAATAGGAGATCACCACAAAACCCATAAAACAAAATCTCCTATCAATAATTGACTTAAAAGATTCTTTTCATTTAGTGAACCTCTCATCAATCAATACCGTGGTGGTCTCCTACTAGGGCGGATGCAAGAAAGGGAAAACATGACAGTTAAACAGAAAGAAATAATCGCAAGAAATATTTTGATCGTATTAAGCATTATGCTCATGGCGATGTTCGTATCTACATTCATATGGGGTTACTGGTTATGAACGAGATAACGGAGATCCTTGAAAGAAACGGAATTGTAACAAAAGAAACCTTCGACAAGATCGAAGAGTACAAGACGGCAGTTGAATGGATGGACACATTCAAGTACATCCTCAAGGCAGCCATGAAGAAGTACAACATCAAAAAGTGGGATGCCGATGACTACATCTTCTCGCTCATTCCAGACGGAACACAGAAGAGGGTCGACACCGAGAGAATCAAAAACACGATGATCTACATCCCAAATGCGGAGACCGGCGAACTGGAAGAAGTGAACGCCTATGAGTTCTTCTGCAAAAACACATTCGTGAAAGAACACATCACAGTAAGGGAGAAGAAATGAAGAAGGAACTGTTTGACACATTATACAAAATCAATGTTCAGGACAAGGTCGAGAACAAGAACGGTCTCACATATCTGTCTTGGGCATGGGCATGGGCAGAGTTTGTGAAGGTATGCCCAACGGCAGAATACGAAGTGAAGATGTTTGACGGCAAGCCGTTCATATACGATGAGAAGCTCGGCTATATGGTGTTCACATCCATCACCGTTGACGGAGACACAAAGGAAATGTGGCTTCCTGTGATGGATCAGTACAACAAAGCCATGATGGATCATCCGTACAAATACATGAGCGGAAAGTTTGAAAGAACGTGCCAAGCAGCCACGATGTTCGACATCAACAAGACCA